CTCGTTTGAGTTTTTCATTTTCACCTCTCAAAGAGCTAATCAACGCGTCTCGTTCTTCAATCACAGCTTCATATTTGTCTCGCTGTATTTCTAGTTCGGTTCTTTTATCCATTGTTGTATAATTTGATTAATCTCCGACGTAATGTGCACCGTAATGAGTACTATTTGGGTTGTAGTAAGCGGAAGCGGGAATATTAAGGTTATTATATTCCTTGCTAGGTGTAGCTTTGGCGGTCTTGCTCATAGCTTCATGTCTTTCAGCTAAAAATTTATCAGTTCTTGATTTCACAGCTTCCGGTGAGAAACTTTCTTGGAGTTTTGCGAAGCTCCATGCAGATTTTAAACACTCTGAAAATGTTTTTCCACCCTTCTTGTAATTGCGGTGTGCAGACTTCATTATTTGTGATAAATTGTAGCTCATAATCGTTATTTTTTAATTGGTTTTATCAATCAATTTTTGTATGTTTGTATGATTGATTGATTTATGATGCAAATGTAATCCCATTTGGTATTATTTGCAAATTTTAAAACCGAGAAATAATCCCGTTTGGTATTATTTAACTTTTGATTGATTTGATATGACTAGTAGAATTAAAGAAATTATAGCCTATTCGGGATTATCTGATAGAGCTTTTGCTATTAAATGTGGAGTTGCTCAAAATACACTTAACAGGCAACTGAATGGTGTCAGAGAACTTAGTTTAGTAACTGTAAACGCAATACTAAACACTTTCGAAGATATATCAACTGAATGGTTATTGAGAGGGAAAGGCGAAATGCTAATCTCTGAATCTATAAAGAAAGACGAAAGTACAGAACGAATAACACGCCTTGTTGATACAATAGCAACCCTTCAGGGGACTATAAATGAGCAGATGAAAACGATTCAACTATTCACTGAAGAGAATCAGAAATTGAAAGGTGAATTAGCAATGCTGAAGAATGAACGTAACATAGGATAAAATTAATTATGAAAGAAATCAATATTAAAAGACTCCGCAAAAGCCTAAATTTAACACCATTGGATTTTTGTAATAGATTTGGAATTTCACAATACTATCTATCTGAAATTGAAAATAACAAAAAGCCAATAACAGTAGAACTATATAATAATATGAAATTTGAGTTTGGTGAAACTGTTATCAAAAAATTCAGTGAAGACAGTAACGATATTATTGCGGCAGAAATACAAAAACAAATCAGTCCTTCAATGGCTTTAATTGAAAGCCAGCAAAAGACTATTGAAAGCATATCCCGCACAATTGAGAATCTATCGAACAAATATATAGAACATTTAGTAAACACAATTACAAACTTACAAGATGAGATTAACGAAAAAACAGTGCTTACCCAACGGCTTTTGGAAGAAAACCAAAAATTAAAGGGTGAACTGGCTATGTTGAAGAATGAAAGAAATATTGGATAATCTAAAATTTATATACACTAATGAAAACATTATTATTTATCGTTGTATCAGCTACTATGTTATTAAGTGGATGCAAATCTAAAGAAGAAAAAGCTAATGAATTAATTAAGGACGACATGTTTAAAGTCCTATATGATTTTGCCAGCTATGAACCTATTGAAACCAATATAGACAGTGCTTTTACATCTGTATATACAGATTCAATCATTACAAGACATGCCTATTTCATTAAAATAGCTATTGAAAAAGCAGATGAATATCTAGATGAAATGAAAGACGCACGAAAAACCATGGAGATTTGGAGTGATGGCTATTCTTCATATAGTAACTCTAGATATTATGAAGCTAAAAATAAATTCAATGAAAATCTGGAAAAAGCCAAAGCATGTACTAATATGGTTACATTACATTCAGACAGTATAAAAGACAGAGCTAACTTTATAAAAAAAGAATTTTGTGGTTGGAAAGCAACACATAAATTTAGATGTAAAACTAAAGGAGGTAGCCCAGACATAGGAAATTATGAATATATATTTGATAAGGATTTCAAGGAAATTATTAATAAAGAAGATTTAGATGATAAAGATTACACTAAAATCAAAGAACTTATTAATGAAGTACTAGAAAGCAAAAAAGAAAGTGATGAAACTGATTCTAAAAACAATAATGAAATATAAGCTTAGAACTGTTGCAGGAGAAAAGAAATATTGGATATGCCATGAAAAGAATATATCATATTATAGTATTCAGAACAACATTTTAAGTATGCACCAAATTGAAACAGTAGAGCCTATTAGCTAACACTATAACTTAATTCAAATATGGCAAAAATAAAACAAGATAGAGAGCTTTTAAAAATTATAGACGACTATAAAACTTTCATTAATGCAGAAAAGAGAATTAATGCGCCAATCATTGTTTCTGAACCTAAAGGAAATCATGGCACATCTCTTTATACTAAAAAGCATCTTCATTCAGAGTTTCACTTTGGAAATACATTTATGACTTGTGAAGTACGAAATGGAGATAAAACAGATTGTTCTTTCCAGATAGTTTCGGATAAATTCAAAAAAGGAGTCGTTATCCGCTACGATAGTGGTGGAGGTACTCATAAAAACGAAGTTCCGTTTATACCTTTAGCCAAGCAAAGTGTTACAACTCCCCATTTTCACAAATATGATGATAATGGATATTTTTTAGCCTATAAAACAGACTTATTGAATAATCCCAAACAAGCTGAACATTTATTTGACATTGACTTTGGTTTTCCTTACTTTTGCCAAGAAAGTGTAATCTACACTAATGATGAGCATGAATTACCTGAAATACAAGTATTTCGAGAAGGCTATCTTCCTTTCGAAAGAGAAGACAAAGACCCACTTGAAGGAATAAATTTTTAAGAGATGGAAAAACTTATTGAATATATCATCAAATCCTACAATTCTTTATGGAAAATAAAGAAACATGGAAATACTTTTGAGATCATAACACCGATAGCAACAACAAGTAATATTTTTGTTTCCGTCTTTTTAACTCGAAGAGGAGATGATTTTATTGTTACTGATGGTGGTTGGATAGACAGTGGTATGTATGAATGTGATGCTCATTCTGATGATATATACTATTTCAAACTATTTCAGTACTATTTAGAAGATTATGAAATAGATATTTTAGAACATGCTGGCTATCATTACTATTACAAAAAAATAGAGAAAGCAGAGCTAGTACCAAATATAGTATACGACTTGTCCAGTTTCATTAACGCCGTAGTTAGTGCATCTTTTATCTCTTTTGAAGAGAAAAAGGAAAAAGAACAGATTGGTAGATTTAAAAGGAATGCCACAAATTTCATACATAACCTTGTAGATAAGGAACACTTAAAAACCAATTATTCTATACATGAAGGACTAGCAATTAAATTCAATGCTGTTGTTCTTCGAAATAATAGAATGACGCTTATTAATTACGTTACAGGTTCTAATGATACAAATTTCATATTAAGTTTAGGACGTTCTAATTTGAATTATGATGCAGTAGATGCACATGCCATCAATAGCCGCATCAATCATAAAATAACTCTAATAGATGATACTACAAAATCTATTCAATCTCCTAAAATTGCTCCTTACTTAAAGTCTATTGAAACCAAATCAGGACGTACGTATTTAAAATGGCATGAAAAATCCCATTTAAAAGAATTAGTGGAATAAATTACGCTTTATAAATAAAATATGATTCTTAAACAATGATACAAACTAGAAGTAAACACTATATATGGAACTTAAAGAATTCATAAAAGATACAGTTACTCAAATAGCAGATGCAGTAACAGAGTTAAATGGAGGAACATCAAAATTTAACCTCGTAGTAAACCCGATAGTCTCCATTGGAGGTATAAACAAAGGTACATTACATATTGGAAGGCAAGAATGTGTACTTACCAATATAGAATTTAATCTATCACTCACAACATCTGAAAACAAAGGAAGTGATGCTAAAGTTGGTGTATTTGCAAGCGTAATAGGAGTAGGAGCATCCTCTAATGAAAATGCACAAAACGAGATTGTGAGTAAAATAAAATTCTCGCTTCCAATATTGTTACCTACAAAAGAAGTTTAACTAATCGAACCGTCTTTAATGTATCTATATATTGCATCAGCAAGGTAAGCATTTGCAGGCTTAGAACCTTTTACAACATAATCGACACAACGTTCCCTGAGATCTTGGTCTTTTTGAAGTTCTCTACGAACCGTAACCATTCTATTTTCCGCCTTGACATAAGTTGTTA